AGTAGCACCTGAAGTAGAACTCAATATCGAAGAAGATGTTGAAGCACTTCTCGCTGGTGAAGAGCTTTCGGAGGAATTCCAAGAGAAAGCACGCACCATCTTCGAAACCGCCATCAAGGCAAAGGTTGAAGAAGTTAAGGAGCAACTTGCAGCTTCATACGAGGAAACTCTTGTAGAAGAAATTGTTACCATCAAAAAGGAATTGACAGAACGTGTTGACTCCTACTTAGAATATGTTGCTGACGAGTGGTTGTCTGAAAACCAACTCGCAGTTGAGCAAGGTCTTAAGACCGAAATGACCGAATCATTCCTCACTGGAATGAAGGGTCTTTTTGAAGAACATTATGTAACCATCCCTGAAGATAAGTATGATGTATTAGAGAGCATGGTAGATAAACTTGATGAAATGGAAGGAAAACTCAACGAGCAAATCGAAAGAAATGTTTCGCTCAATAAGAGATTAGCAGAATCAGTTGCTGATGTAATCTTTGCAGATGTCACTGAAGGTCTTGCAATGTCTCAGAGAGAGAAACTCGCTTCTCTTGCCGAGAATGTTGAGTTTGATAGTGAAGATAGCTATCGTGAGAAGCTGGTTAAGTTGAGAGAGTCTTATTTCCCAACTAACGCAAGCGCACAGAAAGATAATTCGGAGTTAGTTTCAGAGTCTGTTAACTACGAGAGCACTGCTCCTGTAGGTTCCATGGCAAATTATCTGAAGACTCTGGATAGAGTTTCAAAAAAGTGATTTTTTAATTATAAATCAAACTTAATTTAAACACCGAGGTAAAAATCAAATGCAAATGTTCAATGTAGAACAGCTGCAGGAGAAGTGGTCCCCCCTCTTAGACTACGAAGGTCTTGATCCAATCAAAGATTCTCATCGTAGAGCGGTAACTGCAATCCTGCTCGAAAACCAAGAAAATTCAATTCGTGAGGAAAAGGAATTCCTCATGGAAGCACCAACCAACAGCACCGCTTCTGGCGCTAATCCTGGTTTAGGTGCAGCAACCACCGGAGCAATGCAAGGTTTCGACCCTGTTCTGATCTCCCTGATCAGACGCTCCATGCCTAACCTGATCGCTTATGATATCTGCGGCGTTCAGCCAATGAACGGTCCTACTGGACTGATCTTCGCAATGCGTTCCCGTTACGAATCTCAGACTGGAACCGAGACCTTCTTCGATGAAGTCGATTCGGCATTCTCTGGTCAGGACGCAGCATTCAACGTCCTCAACGGCGCTACCGACGTTACCGTTGGTATGGGTACTACTGCTCAGCAGGGAAGCAACCCAGGAGTTCTTGATGCTTCTAACCAAGCAAACAATGCTACTGGTTCTGACATCTACAACGTTGGTCAGGGTGCTCGCACCGATGACTTTGAAGGACTCGGTGAGACCGAAGCCTTCAACCAGATGGCATTCTCGATCGAGAAGGTCACTGTTACTGCTAAGTCCAGAGCGCTGAAGGCAGAGTACAGCTTAGAGTTGGCTCAAGACCTCAAGGCGATCCACGGTCTGAATGCAGAAGCTGAGTTGGCAAACATCCTCAGCACTGAGATCCTCGCTGAAATCAACCGCGAAGTTGTTCGTACTATCTACAAGACTGCACGCCCTGGTGCTCAGGCAAACGTTGCAACTGGTGGTACTTTCGACCTCGACGTTGACAGCAACGGTCGCTGGTCCGTTGAGAAGTTCAAAGGACTTATCTTCCAAATCGAGCGCGACGCTAACGCAATCGCACAAGAGACTCGTAGAGGGAAGGGTAACACCATTATCTGCTCCGCAGACGTTGCTTCCGCACTTGCAATGGCTGGTGTTCTCGATTACACTCCTGCACTCAACGCTAACTTGAACGTTGATGACACTGGTAACACCTTCGCTGGTGTTCTCCAAGGTAAGTACAAGGTCTACATCGACCCATATTCCGCAAACGTTGCTGCTAACCAGTACTACGTTGTCGGTTATAAGGGTTCTTCACCTTACGATGCTGGTCTCTTCTACTGCCCATACGTTCCTCTCCAGATGGTTCGTGCCGTTGGTCAGGACACCTTCCAGCCTAAGATTGGCTTCAAGACCCGCTATGGTATTGTTGCTAACCCATTCGCACAAGGTACTACCGCTGGTTCTGGTGCTCTTACCACCAATGCTAACCGCTACTACAGACGCACTAAGGTCACCAACCTCATGTGATCCAAAGGATTCACAAGGTTGTTACAGAGGGTCCTTCGGGACCCTCTTTTTTTATCTAAATACAAATAAAAACAATGGCATCAATATTTGATAGGCAGATACAAAATAGAAATTTTCTATCTCCCATTGGGTTTAAATTTGTCTTGGGAAAATTTCCTAAGGTTGGTTTTTTCTGCAATTCTGCTAGAATACCAGAAATTAATCTAACAAGTGTCTCCCAACCATCGTATTTAAAAACTATTGATGTTCCAGGAGATCTCATTACCTTTGGTGCTATGAATTTAGCATTTTTGGTTGATGAAAGTATGGAAAACTATATGGCAATCCATAATTGGATTAATGGGTTAGGATTTCCAGAAACAACTCAAGAATTTAAAGATCTTACCACAAACACAGATGGTGTTAGAGATAATAAAGAACAATACTCCGATGGAAGTCTTCATATCTTAAACAGTAACTATAATACAACAGCTGTTGTAAAATTTACTGACATGTATCCAACCTCATTAAGCTCTTTAGAGTTTAATGCAACAGACTCAGATGTGAACTACTTTACAGCACAGGTATCTTTCAACTATACTATCTACAATATCTTATCCTCAGACGGCAGAACTCCCTTATGAACCTTGAAAAAATTCAGGAGATGTGGGAAAAAGACTCCCAGATCGATCCTGATAATCTACATGATGAGTCATTAAAGATACCACAACTTCATTCTAAATACTATACACTTTACAATACAATCACTTTATTGCGTGAGAAGGCAAGAGATACTTACCATAGAGTGAAACTGGAAAGGTGCAATTACTATACAGGAAAGGCACCAGCAGAAGTTTACGTCGAAGAACCTTTTCCATATAAGATCAGAGAAAAGGACGTGCTACAGAGACATTTAGACGCTGATGAGAAACTGTCTACTATAGACCTCAAAGTACGCTATTACGATGTAATGCTTAAGTTTTTAGAAGAAATTATTAAAACAATCTCTAATAGAACATTCCAAATCAAAAACGCAATAGAATGGAATAAGTTCCAGGCAGGATTCAACTAAGAACTAAATATTACACATTATTAAGCAATTTTAGCAAAACACCTAAACCTATGTCCTCAGGTTCTTTCTATGATGATTTTAGTGATGAACATTATCCAGAAGATCCCAGAAATTCATCAGAATGGCTGATGCAAATGTTTATGGGTATAGATGAATTAAGAATTCTCTATAGTCATGTATGCTACTCAATAGAAACTTGGCCAGGTTCGCCAGCAAGACCACCAGAAGAGCAGGAATATTTAAAATATTTGAAAGGAAAATTATTCTCTATGTTATGTGAATATCAGTTTACAGAGGGCAAATAAATATCCATAGGTGATACTTATGGATTATGTCTCATTTGACTATATCGAAGAAGAACGAGGTATATCTTCAAGTAAAAGCAGAACCACATATTTACTACGAGTTAGCGGACCAGTTTACTTTTGAAGTACCTGGCGCTAAGTTTATGCCACAATATCGTAGTAAGTATTGGGATGGAAAAATTCGTCTATTTAACACCCAGACTGGAGAGATATACGTTGGGTTGTTAGATAAGGTTATTCAGTTTTGTAAAGACCACGGATATAGTTACGACTTCGCGGATAATAAATTCTATGGTCTTCCTTTTGAGGTCAATGACATGATCTCCGTAGAAGGCGTTAAAGACTATATGAAAGCTATTTGTAAGTATTCTCCAAGGGATTACCAGATAGAAGGTGTTTACGACGCTCTAAGACATAATAGAAGACTGTTGATATCCCCAACTGCTTCGGGAAAGTCTCTAATGATATATTCTCTTGTGAGATATTACGTTGAGAGGCAGCAAAATATTCTGATAGTCGTTCCAACGACTTCGCTTGTAGAGCAAATGTATAAAGACTTTGCAGACTATGGTTGGGATGTAGGTTCATATTGCCACAAAATATATGCAGGACGCGAAAGAGAGACCGATTCTCAGGTGATTATCACCACCTGGCAGTCCATCTACAAACTCCCCCGCAAATATTTTTCAAGATTTAATGTGGTAGTTGGAGATGAAGCACACCAGTTCAAATCTAAGTCCTTAATATCTATAATGTCAAAGCTTGCTGATTGTAAGTATCGCTTTGGTTTTACTGGGACACTGGATGGTACACAGACACACAAGTGGGTTCTAGAGGGTTTATTCGGTCCTTCATACAAGATTATTCGTACAGAAGAACTGATGCAAAAAGGGCATGTTGCTAAGTTGGATATTAATGTGCTTCTACTGAAGCACCCTGCACATAAATTTGAAAACTTTGAAGATGAAGTTCAGTATATTATAAACCATAATCAAAGAAATAATTTTATTAGAAATCTTGCTCTTGATTTAAAAGGTAATACTCTAATCCTATTTGCAAGAGTTGAAGGTCATGGTCAACCATTATTTGATATGATAAATAATGGCAGGGTGGATGATCGTCATGTGTTCTTCGTTCATGGTGGCGTAGCCGTTCAAGATAGAGAAAAAGTTAGAGAAATTACTGAAAAGGAAAATGATGCGATTATCATTGCATCTTATGGAACTTTTTCTACTGGAATTAATATTAAGAACCTACACAATGTTATTTTTGCTTCTCCTTCTAAATCACGAATTAGAAATCTGCAATCAATTGGCAGAGTCCTTAGGAAGGGGAATAATAAAACCAAAGCAACTCTGTATGATATCGCTGACGACATATCCTACAAATCCAGGAAAAATTATACACTTAATCATTTAATCGAAAGGATAAAAGTATATAACGAAGAAAACTTTAATTATGAAATTATAAACATACCGCTAAGAAAATGATGGGAGATGAATTCTACGCAATTATTAAACTAGTATCAGGAGAGGAGTTAATTGCTCTTGTCTCAATCGATGATACTGAAGGGGAACCTATTGCAATTCTCCAAAATCCTGTTGTGGTTAAAGTTATTAATCATCCAACAGGAGCAATGATCAAGGTTAAGCCTTGGATGGAGTTGGTTGATGATAAACTTTTTGTTATGAAAGCAGATAAAATTATTACGATGACAGAAACAGAAGATGAGAATATAATTAGAATATACAGGAACTACATCTTCGAAGCAGAGGAAGAAGAAGAACTAACTCAACCTTCAAATGACGACTACCTAGGGTCTGCAAAGTTAGATACTAAAATGGGATATCTCTGTTCT